CTGCGTCTTGCTCTTCGGTATCTACATCTTGGCGGCCCATTTCTTTGTTAACCCATTTGATCATGTCTAACATAGTGTCAGTCATTTTTTTGGTAGCATAAGCGGCCTGTGGCATCAGTTTGATTGCCATCTTGCTAAATTCAATATTCATTTTTTCAAGATTTTGCTGGGCCTCAACCGTGGCCTTTGTTAGATCGTCTGTTTTCTTAACTTGTGTAGCTTGTGTTGTTGCAGCTTTTTCGTAGGCACCTTCATTTTTGGCATTGATTGCATCCATCACACCGGCGGCTTTTAAATACACACCCGGAGCATCGCCTACTTGTCCTGCTGTTTCTAACTGTGCTTTACTATGGCGCTCCATAGCACCAACCAATTCATTCTGTGCTTGATCTTGATCAATCATGCCAGCTTTAAGTCGTGCCATAATGTCGCTTGCAGCACCACCAGTACTGCCCAGCAGTTTAATCGATGCATCTGTATCAGCTACGCCTGATGATAGATCTCTGACTCCCTGTCCCATTTCTGCGTCAAACGACGACATGCGAGTTTGCAAGGTCATCATTGCTTTGGCGCCGCGAATTCGATCTTCGTCGCCACTTCGCATTGCTAATTCATAGTTGGCGCGGAATTTGCTTTCGCTTAAGGCAGCATCTTGTTGTTTTTGAATTGCGTCTCTGCTGAGACCGGTTACTTTGCTCAACAAGTCTAATTCCATTGCATACTGTTTAGATCCAGCGTTAGCTGGTCTGTAGACATAGACTGTGCTTTGCCTAGTCTTGTTTGTTGTGTTACAAAAGCAGCAGTTGTGGAAGAAATATCTTCGGCACTCATGCCTATCTTACGTAAGTCAGTATCTTGTTTTTGTGTTAGATTGCCAACTATTTGGCTGAACTCTTCTGCGCCGTCGCCGGCTGTGCCGCTAAAACGTGCTAATGCTACAGAGTTTTGAGTAACAACTTTTTGAAATTGTTGTAAATTTAAACCAGCGGTAGTAAACTGACGAGATAAGCCTGTCATGCCGTCGGCAACAAGAGCTCCTGTTGCTGACATGGCGTTGAATGTTTTGGCTGTTGCGTCCAGTTGGTTAACTACTAGTTTAGCGCCTTCAGCAACTGCCTTGGTTGCTGCTGACAGGGCTTCGCCAAATACCGGAACTGTTTTTGCCAAACCGCTAACAGCATTTGCAGCTACGTCAACTACTGTGTTCATGCTGCTAAGGCTAGTGTTTCCCTTAGTAATTTCGTTAACAAACCCACCCATGCCTTTGGCTATGTCAAGCGGTAGTCCTTTAGCTGTTTTCTTAAATGCATCAAGCCCTACAGTAGCATCTTTAGTAGCCGCAGTGATTCCTTGCATTGCATTGCGGTAGTCTTCTGCCATCTGCTGTAGTTCTTGATTTTCTAAAGCCATACGTTTTTATCCAATAAGTAATGTTATATTTATGGTGGACAAAAATGACCCAAACTAACAACCCTTTACGTCGATATTTTCGACAACCAGTGATTCATGTGCGTTTGCCCAGTGGCGGAAAATACTACCCCGCAGGCGCACTGGAACTGCCTCCCAACGGCGAAATACCAATTTTGCCAATGACTGCTATTGACGAAATTACTAGTAGAACACCCGATGCATTGTTTAACGGGTCAGCTGTTATAGATATCATTGGAAGTTGTGTGCCGGCCGTTCGAGATCCGTGGCAAATGCCCATGGTTGACTTTAATACCTTGCTGGTGTCTGTACGATTGGCCAGCTACGGGCACGAAATGGAAATCGGTAGTACCTGCCCAAAATGCGGCCATATTCATGCACTAACTATAGACTTGCGAACTGTGCTTGATAATCTTGGCAGTCCCAATTACGACGAGTCTGTTAGCGCTGGCGATTTGACAGTGTACTTTACACCGTTAACCTATCGTCAGGTCAATGCCGTTAGCAGGACCAACTTTGAAGATCAAAAACTTGTACAGGCTGTGAATAGTGCTGAATTATCTGAAGAAGAAAAGTTGATAAAATTGGGCGACGCTTTTAGAAAAATAACCGAACTTACTATTCAATCAATAGCCGAGTCAATTGCAGTAATTAAAACCGCAGATGCTATGGTCACCGATAAACCTAGCATATTAGAGTTTTTGCAAAATTGCCCAAAGCATGTATTTGATCAAATACGCGATCATACTGTTAAACTTCGAGAAGCAACTGATCTAACTCCAGTTAGTGTGACCTGTGAGGAATGTTCCGAACCATACAAACAGTCGTTTACACTAGATATGTCTAATTTTTTCGGGAACGCCTCCTAGTACTAGACTCTGATAGCATCTCCAACATGGTTGATGCTATGGAAAAAGAAACACGCGACATTCGGCTTGATGTTTTAAAATTGTGTTGGTATATGAGAGGCGGTGTAACATATGAAGAAGCCATGCAGATGAGTCAGCAAGAGCGTGGCATTATCAACGATATTGTCAAAGACAATTACGAAACAACTAAGAAATCCGGAATGCCGCACTTTTAATGTTAAAATTAGACACAGTACAATACGAAATAGAACGCTGGATAGAAACGTTTGTAGAGGTTCCGCACCCAGCCCTAGGAGGCTGGGCTCCGTGTCCGTATGCTAGAAAAGCCAGACTAGACAGAGACTTCGAGGTTAGACTAGGGTTAGCACCCCTGCACGACTTGATTAAAATTAGTAAAAACGGATTGGGCGGCAAGAGTGTTGTTGTCATTGTCTACGATCCTAAACATTTTACATATGAGTCTTTTAGTAAGGATTTAGAAACTGCCAATAAAGAATTTTTATTACCAAATAATTTATTGGTTTTAGAGGATCACCCGGGTGATCCAGAAATTGTCAACGGTGTTAGTATGAATCAAGGAACCTACGCACTAGCATTAGTGCAGAGTCTCAGCGACTTAAATGAAAAAGCCCAACTTGTTGCCAAGAAGGGCTTTTATGACACATGGCCAGAAGAGTACTTAACCGCCTTGTTTAGACATCGTAAAGATCCGCGACAGATTTAATCTTGCTGTCGCGTCGACATAGTTGGCGATATTGTTCTGCATTAGCTGTCCACTCTACTCCGTCCCACCACTCAAATCCTTGTATGTCGGCCTTGTACAAACTGCTGCGCTCGTATCCGGGTCCTAGATAAACAAATTCATACCCGGCTTGTTTAGCCCAGGCAATTTCGTGTTCTAAACTGCAACTGCCCAATCTGCTAGAAGGTACGCTATAGTCCCATACAAACAATGCTGTTTCGATTGACCTCGGCGTGTAGTGTCTGAGTTTGGCCCAAGCTACCATTTCGTTGCTATCGTTGTAGTAGGCCATAAACTGATCAAACGGCAAGTGCTCGCCTACTTCAAAATATTTTTTAAACTTTTTGTAGTAGCAATAGGCAGTATAGATATGATCCATTTCTGCCACGGGCAGGGGTTTGCTCATTATATGTGCTGATTGGATTAATGCATAGTTGGTGTCGGTAGTACGCACACGACAGCTACGGCTTTGATACCAGTGTGCCTGGCCTCGATCTACTGTGAGTAGGAATCCCATGGCCAGTGCTGTATCGTATTCCTCTGGAGAAACATCAACTAGACTGCACCCAAAGTGAAAACATTCGCCTTGTTCCTGGTGACCAAAATTATGACTGAACTGAATTTTCATATAATTATGTATGTACTTTACCACTCAAGGAAAAAATAATGGCAGACTTATACACAATATGGGCAAACAAAGAAGGCGACATTAGCGACATTGATTTTGTAAACAACATGAAGGGTTTTTTGCAACATCTTGTAGACGAAGATAAAATGATATCATTTAGAATTACTCGATGCAAGATGGGTTTTCGCAGTGTAGCAGACATGCCCGAATGGTTTATTATTATGGAATTTAAGGATATGGCACAGATTGATGAAGCATTCCATCGTGTTGCTCCACTAAAGGGCGAACTCGAAGACAAACATCGTAGCTTTAATCAATTTGTTGCAGGAGACATTCAACATGCACTTTGGCGAGATTATCCTGATACATTCTAAGTGGTACTAAAAGATTAGCTACGCTAATCTGTGTCTTTCGCTTTAGCTCAGACACATTGTTTCTTCTTACGCATTATCCAGATTATGTGGTCACAATTCACCGTATGCACGGTGAATTGACTCTTTTCACATTATCCGAGTGACAGCAGTCATTTATTATAAAGAGATTGTATGTACCACCATACACGGAGGCGGTTGACCGGTACCCCCTACTCTAGCTTCACAAATCAACGGAACCCTAGTGACCCGATAACAAATCCAAGTCCTACGAGCATGAGTTGTATCTTTTTCTACAGAGCTCAAACCATTTGTTGCCTTAAGTTAGCAATTGCCTTTCGCACACAAGATTATCCGGACCGGGTATCTCACCGTTCCTCCTTGCAAGTCTAGCATCCTAGACCAAACATAGCGGATTGTTGCCTATCTGGTTTAAATTTTGTTTTTTATGTGACTACCGTGTATTCGGCACACTATCTGCCCATTGTAGTAGTCGTCTGACTCTAATACTCTATGATTGAATTGTTCTCTAGCTTCTATGTAACTACACGCGGCCTTTGATGTACAATAAAATAATATTTCTCTTGTGAAGTGGTCAGCGCCCAGCGCCTCAATGTCTTTGTTGAGTTGATCGTTGCTGCCATAATACAGTTGCCAGTCAGAATCTATTTTGCTTTTAATTCGTTTACGTTTCTTGTTGCCGTTCTTTAATTTTACTACTTTGTATGTGGTTTTACTAAATTTTGCTAATTTCTTTCCAATATATTTTCTACCAGATACGTTATTTGTGATCAAATAAACAAAGCCGACACAATCTTCGGGTAACGTTTCAATTTGAGAGTTTTCGTACAACCATACCATGGACTAATAGTTATCATTTTACCACTCGGTTGCATATTTTTCATCAACCCTGCCTGCTACACACTTAGTTTGGCATTCTTGCCACCCAAACGTTTTAAATGTTGTCTCCCAAAAATTATCAGTTACTGCGTCGGTAAGTGTGCGCTGATTTAAATCAAATTTAGTAGCAAGATCTTTCCACTGTGAGTTGTGACTGTATCGGTTAGCTACCCAACAGCAGGGAAATAATCTACCTTGTGCATCAATGTAAAGCCCTTTGTTGCCAATTTCACACAGGGGTTTTACACCGTTGACTTCTTGCACTGAGTTGTATAATTGTATATTCTGCTTGTTTACTTGTGAATTAAGACCACGTGAACTTAATATTGTAACCTTTCTTTCAAATCTATGCGATCCGCTGACAAACTTTTTGCTAGGTTCGAGTGGGTCGTTGGTGCCATAATTAGGATACACGCTACCAAACTTAGTAGATTTAGTAAGTTGAAACGCATCCATTCCTAATTTTACTGCTAGAGATTGCATATAGTCAACTTGGGCTTCGTTAAACTTAAATGCTATAGCCGCCCATACTAGGCTACATTTGCTTGTAAGCCTAAGAGTCTCAATGCCTTGAATGATTGATACAAAATCACTGTTTACCCTGTACAAATTATTACTAGCATTATCGTAACCGTCTATACTAAAATGAACAGTATCTTTGTCAGTGAGTACACTGCCTAGTTCTTGCCACCACTCTGGTTTCTTGTGTGAGCCGTTGGTAATAATAACAATCTCAACAGGCTTAATGCCTTTAATGTATTCAACAACCGTAATGAGATCGTGTGCATATATAGGATCCCCATCATCTCCACAAAATGTAATTTTTTCTAAATTAGATAGAATAAAGTCTGGAGTAAAGTTACGTTTAAAAAATTCTAAATTTAATTCGGTATTAATTAAACTGTCTGGAACTTCTTGACGAGCACACCGAGGACAACGTAATGTACACTTTGAACTTATTTCAATATGAAAGTGCCAAGTAGCTAATGTCACGCTATTTCCACATCCGTATTGTAACTGGTAAAGCCGCCTTCTTTGACAACCTTGAGAATATTTTCAACTCGACCAGCTAGTTCATCTCTATGACTTACTAACCAAATACTCTTGTGTCGTTCACGACTCATGTGTTTTAATAAAGCTAACGCATTTTCTACACCTGCTGTATCTAAGCCGTTGTCGATCATTTCGTCTATAAACAATAGATTAATAGGTTGATACAAGGACTCAAACACATCGCGGAATGCCCAGCTCATGCTTAAAATCAAACGATTGCGTTCACCGCGACTTAAATTATCAAAGTCTAGCTCGCGGCCTAACTCTTCGATACTGACAGTCAAGTCGTTTTGGAATACCACGGTATGTGGCAACCCTACACGATCTAAATAGTGTGTGAGCCTGACATTTAGATAGCTAAGATTCTGTTCAATAATCTTTTTACGGATAAAACTGTCTTTACTAGTGAGCAACTTGAGCAAGAATTCTTGATGTTCTTGTAAGCGAGTAAGTTCATTAAGTGCGTCATATGTTATCTGTTGTAAGGCTTGTTGTTGCATTTCCTCAATCTGTTCACCGTAAGGATCTGTTTCAGTTTGTTTAGCAACAATCTGTTGTTCTAAGTTAGCCAATGTAGCTTGATGTTGTATAGCGTCTGACTCTTTGTCATAAAACATCTTAGGTGGTTTGCCTAACGTGCCCAAGGCTGTGTGGGCAGTCTCCAACTCTGATAATAAGGTGCTAAATTCTTGGCCACTCGCTCGAGCTGTAGCCAACTCCGTCTTCTTGCTTTCCAAGACTTGTTCGTGCTTACTGTCGTGGAAGGCCTGTCCGCACGTATGACACTCATGATTCTCGAGCGTTTCAATTTCTTTTGATAGTTTGGCCGCCAGCTTTTCTTCTCGATTAATATCCAATTTGATCCGCGAGATCTGACCAGATAGTTCATTGATATCTTTCCTGGTTTGATCCCACGCCTTGTGATCTTTGTGCGCCGCAATCTCGTCTTCAATCTGTATATTCTGTAACGCCTTAAGGGCTTTCTTAAGTTCTTTGATATCTTCGCCATGTTTAGTGACCCATAATGTTTGTCTACGCTTCAATGATTCGATCTGTTCTTCAATACGTTTGTTGGCTTCTTGAACAGCACGGATACGGAATTCTTCTTGTGTAATGCCTTCTTTAGTAGCTCTATTATGTTCTTTAATCTTGTCAGCACGCTCACTCAGCATGGTAATACCTAATAATTGTTCAATGATAGTACGCTGATCGTTTGCTTTGAGACTTAAAAAAGGTTCTGTATAAGTGTTAAGTGCTAGGATATGTTTGAACATATCGTGACTTAGTCCTAAGGTTTGTTCAATAGCGTCCTGTGTTTCTCTGCTGTCGCCCTGTGCTTCATCGGTGACCGCTTGTTCTTGATTGTTTACAAAGAATCTTAGCAAGTTGGGTTTACGACCACGTTCGATACGATAATCTTTGCCACCTACACTAAAATCTAAACTGACCAACATATTCTTGTTGTTGGTTTTGTTTACAAGATTATCCTTACGGATATTGCTGAGTGCTTGCCCGTATAGACTATAGCTAAGAGCATTGATAATTGTAGTCTTGCCGGTTCCGTTACGTGATCCGTCACCACCCAGGTCTAAATTTTCGCCTAAGACAAGCGTCAAGTCCTTACGGTCAAAGTCGATTGCCTGAGTAGCGTTACCTACGCTCATAAAGTTTTTAACGGTTAGATTTTTTATATGGATCATGGATTTATATTATAACAATTTTTTTTAACTTCTGCAATGAAAAAGATAAAGTTTGTGTAGATTATCTTTTATTTGTTATCTGATATCAACGGTACCAATGAGATAAATCTTTTTTGATAAAATTACCAAAATTAGTAATATATTGATTAATAATTGTTTTCTCCATTGCGGAAAAAACTAAACTGGTACGAGTTGCTTGAGTGGATGCATTTTTTATTTTATCAAAGTCGGATTTTATTACAATATCTAGATCACAAAAAGTAAAATAATCTGATAAAAATTGTTTTGGAGTTTTTACAATGTCATCATAATATAAAACTTTAAATTTAGTCTCTGGTGGTATGTTTGTTAGCCACCGTGTGCATATTGTTTGATAATCTATTAACTGAGTGTTAATTAAAGAATCTTTCAGAAAGAGATCTTGATTTAAAAAATCGTAGTATCGTTCAATCCACCCATACGGATCCCGCACTAAAAATGATATGTGAGTGGCCGTTTGTCCAAGTTGCTTAATTAGATCAGTATCTAATAGGTAAAGACCTGGGTTAAAATTAGCAGAAACTGGATACTGACTATAAAAATTATGGTACGAGTTAAAATCAGCCCCTAACATAATAGGATTTTCTTTTTCGTATTGAGGATTGTTTAGGGCTGGATGCGTTGCTAAATTACTCCATAGCCACGTAGTTGCACATCTTGGAAGTCCGATATTAATAATATGTTTATTTTTCATAAACTATGTTTCTGTAAAATGGCCATTTGAACGTATAAATTAATTTACCAACAAAACTTAAACAATTATCATCGACTGTTGACAAATCTAAATAAATGTTTTTTTCTTTAGCATACGTTAGAAATTCTTTGGTAAATTCTCTGCGTGCCGAATGAGTAATACTGGGTAAAGAATAAAAATTATCTAACTCTATATTTTTTACTACAATAGGTGAACGGACAATATCTAAGTCTACTGTAGAAAAACTTATAGTTAGATTTGTATACTTGATAGGAGGAAAATCAAAAAGTAATTCAACAATTGTGTGTTTGGTTTGTAAATCTATCTGGGTTTGTTGCAGAATATTATAGTCAGCATCTTGTAAAATAATATCTACGGGTAATTTTTTTTTTGAACAAGGATAGTTAATTAAAAATTTTATAATCATAAGTTTTGGTATATTTTTAATAACAACTTGGGATCGTAAAATTCACTCTCAATGTTGGTCAGTTGATCTGTTACGATCTGATCTACACTTTCAAACTTGACTTCTCCGGGTGCCATGTCAGCATCTATAGCACTACTTTTAACAGGAATCAATGCCATTTCTCTTAGGTTGTAATCCTTAACAAATGTGTCTTTGATAAAATTAGCTTCTTCGTAACTGATGTCAATGTCCAATTCTACACGAACATGCATATTGGGCACAAGTATTTTAGGTGCATTATCGATTACTTGACTTAGTTTAAGCACACGATACAAGGGTTGACCAGGCCACGCATGATACACCGGTTCACTGCCCCACTCCAACGTCATCATACCTCGATTGCTGTCACCGGCATCAGCATAGTTGTGTGGAAAGCAGTTACCGATATAGTTGATGTTCTTTTTCTGCTGTCTAAGATGGAAGTGCCCTGAAAACACTCGGTCAAAGCCTCCAAAGCTCTCTACCTTGACTTCACCGTGATCTGGCATTTCTACCATGGCGTTCATTTTAAAGTGTGGCAATTCAAAATGGCCAAACATGTACTTGGCTGACATTTTTGGTATGCGTTTATGGTCATCGCCAACCAACCAAGGAGCGATTATGACATCGCCGTCTTGGAACCAATCGTTAACAATTTGGATATTGGGTATGTGTTTGGCCCACTCTGTTGAATAGATATCACGCTTGTCACGATAGTACAAATCGTGATTGCCAGGAATAAAATAAAAACGGTCAAAGGCTTTGGATAATTTTTCCAAACTACGCAAACTATATTGCAAGGTCTGCATGTTAATAGCCGCACGTTGATGGCTCCAATCACCGAGAAACATGCCAGTTTCACATCCATTGGATCGGGCTGTATCTATAAACCAATCAATAAAATCAGAGCAATCTTGATTGTGCTGTTGACTATTTGACTTTAGGCCAAAGTGGATATCGGTGCAGACTGCTACTTTTTTAAATAGACTCATAGATTATAGTATACAGGAGTAAAACAAGTTTTGCAACTGGTCTGGTTAAGTTTCGTCGTTGTATTCGGCAATGTCAATGTTTGTGACCACAGCGCCAAAGTTAGGATTCTTTTTTCCAGCATTTTGCCTAGTCCAACTCGGGTTTAGTCCTGCTTGCTCTAGCATGTCATCACGAATATTTTGATTTTTCTTTTCTAAATTTAATATACGGGTAAATGAGTTAGTGATAGCCGCTGTGTAGTAGGCAAAGGGATTTTGACTTTTGCTTTCATCAAACTGTAGACCAATTTGACTCAACTGTAACAAGGCCTGCCCCCTCATCTCCTCATTGTAGGTATAGCCACGCCAGTTACTACGAGTAGCATAACGCTCACATAATTTCATATACATGGTAGCAAGTGTGCGTGTAGCATTGCCGTGATCCTTGCTGAATTCACCTGTTTCAAAATCGCCAACCCAGTGACTTTTGCCTACCTGGAACGGTTGTTTGTTTTCATCCAACCGATAATGATAAAATGGTGGAAAGTTTAGACGCACATGCTTTTCATCCAACACAGGAATGTCCAGCAATTCTGCCAGGGGATCTTCTTCTGCGTCTAGTTCCAGCTCAAAGATATCCTCAATTTTTTTCTTTTTTGCCGCAGTCTTGGGTACTTTTTTGGGTGCCATGGGTATGTGATCCCAACAGGTAATGCGGAACACTAGGTCGGTATTTGGTATCTTTTTAGGGTCTACAATTGTACCTTCACGCTTGAGTCTATCGGCTCGATTGCGTCTGGCTTCGGCAATGGTGCGTTGATTGATCCGGGCCAAGGTGGGCAAAATGATGTCATACTGATGATCTGCCACAGGATCTAGGTAGCTACAGTAGGTATTTTTGCTCAGGTGTATTTGTTTTAAGATGTCACGATTATTTAAATAATTCGTTTTTGCTGGTGTTCTTGTGGGTGTAGTTGACACTCGTTGATCTCCTAATAGTGTATTTATTGTAGCACAAAAACCACACTTGTCAACCTTTAAATCATTATCTGGGTGGTTTATTTTTACGATAAATATTGTATAGGAAAATAAACATGCCATCAGCGCCATCAATCGGATTAGACCGTTCACTAAATGCCAAGTTATACAAGGAAACTGGAAAGGTTGAATTTGTGTCGACTTATTCTGTCTACGACGACAAAACTGGAAAATTAACAAACTTTGACAGCTACCAGGCAGCCGCTGACTACACAAACAGCATCGGCGGCAGCGCCATGTCTAACACAGAACTTCAAGCCCAGGTTAAAAATTCAGGCGGCGCTGTAACCGCAGTTTATGAAGATGGCAAACAGGTAGATTTACAAACCGGCAAGGTCCAGAATGAAGTGCTGTTGGATCAAAACAAAGCTATGGCAACCGGAACGCCGCCGCCTGCAACAGTGAGTCCCGCCACAGATCCACAAGCCGGTTCTGGTGAAATTGTGGCCACTCCACCTGCTGATGCACAACAGGACGGCAATACTTCTGGCTACGGTGAACAAAATGAAACTCAAGTTCCTGCCAGCGAAGTCAAATATTCCGCTAAAGAGTTGGACGCACTAGCCGCAGCCAACGGTGTAGATGCCGGCAACGTTGACACCGAAGTTGGTATTGTTGAAGCACAATTATATCGAGATGAAGCCACAGCCCGCGGGCAAAGCGAAGTGTCGTCTCAAGTGATCCAGGCACAGAATCAAGAAACCAACATGAGTTTGTCACAACAGATGCCAGCCAACACTGACTGGCGTGTGACATTGAGATTGGCCCCGGGCGCTACGTATCTATACAATGCTCCAGATGCCGGATTACTACAACCACTAAAGGTTACCAACGGCGTAATATTTCCCTACACCCCAACAATTGGCACCGCTTACAAAGCCAATTACGACACTTATGATTTAACACACTCAAACTATCGTGGTTATTTTTATAAAAACAGTTATACTGATGCAGTTTCTTTAAAAGCAACATTCACAGCACAAAGCACAGCCGACGCGGCCTATGTGCTGGCAGTGATACATTTTTTCCGTAGTGTGACAAAAATGTTTTACGGACAGGATGCACAACGTGGAAGCCCACCACCCTTGGTATTCCTTAGCGGACTAGGTGATTATCAATTTAATAATCATCCTTGTGTGGTCAGCAGTTTTAGCTACAACTTACCGGCTGAGGTAGATTATATCAGTTCCGGTTCGCCTAACAATCTAGGATTAAATTTACAACCCTTACAAAATTTATACTCTACTACACTGAATGCTGTGTCGCCAACTGTGACCCGACTGGCCACTGCCTTCCTGCCCCCTGGCGCACAAAATGCCATACCTGCACCCTTGCAGGGGTTGTTAAGTAATCCTACCTATGTGCCTAGCAAGATAGATATAGACATTACCTTGTTGCCAGTGCAGACTCGTCAGCAGGTCAGCAAACAGTTTAGCCTTAAAAACTTTGCCAACGGTAACTTACTCAAAGGAGGATTTTGGTAATGGCTGCAGATTACACCTCTACTAGTCCTTACTTCAACACAGGGTATAGTCAATTCTTTTTAGATGTTATGATCAATCGACCCATACCCAAAAGTACCGACGACATCCTGTTTACCATCAATACCACGTTCCAATACAGACCAGATCTGTTGGCATTTGACTTGTATAGTGACGCTGGCTTGTGGTGGGTGTTTTACCAACGCAACCCCAACACCCTAACTGCTCCACCCATGGACTTTGAAGCAGGTACTGTAATTTATCTGCCAAAAATTGACACCTTAAAGACAGTGTTGGGATTCTAACATGGCAAATTATACCGTACCGCCAATAATAGGTACCCTTAGATTAAACAACGGACGAGTTGCCACTTTTTATGAATCTCAGCGTGATCAATACGAACGGTCATTGGCCTCAGGAGCAACCCCTGTAGATCCGCCGCCAGCAGATACCACAACTGTTGACGGAAAGGAAGTTTCAACTACTGCAAATGTACCGCCGCTTGCTAATACAGTAACAACCAGCGAAAGCCAAGCTACCCCACAACCCGCAACTCCGCCAACTCAGCCCGGGCCAACTAGTGCCAACGACGATGGCCCTACCCAAGCTCCTACATCAGGCGGAGCTGGATCGGGCACTAGTTCCAGCTCTGCTGACAGTGTTCGGCCAGACGATAATCCCGGATCATCAGTCAGCACCAAAAACGCCACAGTTACTGCGGTTGATAACTTGTTTGGCGAAGGCTCAATTGTGCCACAGGCCAACGTGCTTGATCAGTATGCCAGTTACACTTATCAAGCATCAGTATATTTAATGAAGCCCGAAACATTTCAACAGATGGTCAAAAGTAGAAAAAAAACACTAAATGGTACTCAGTTGTTATTTCAAAGTGGTGGTGCCCCAGTCGGTGGCCGTAATCCTTATTTTAGTGACGATTATTACATTGATAAAATTGAACTCAAATCCACACTGCAAGGCAAAGGAACAAATGCCGCACACAATGTAAGCACTATTAAGATGACCTTGATTGAACCAAATGGAATTACTTTGCTTTCTAATCTTGACCGGGCTGTAGAACAGTATTTAGGTGCTGCAAGTAAAAAACAAAACTATGCTTCGCCATTATATTTGTTGGTTATTAAATTTTTTGGATATGATGCAAACGGGAACTTGGTGCAAGCGGGTCAAGCAAACGGCACCACAAACCCAATTGGCAATGTTCCTGGAATATCTGGCGCTGTTGTTCCGTCTACTGGTGCAGCATTTGTGGAGAAATACTATCCCATGGCCATTAGTAAACTTACTTTTAAAGTGGCCAATAAATTAGTTGAATACGAAATTCTAGCCACAGCACCTCAATATCAAATTGGTGTAGGGCAAAGTCGCGGCACCATTCCTTATAACGTAGAATTAAGCGGCATGTCAGTAAAAGAAGCATTGGCAGGCAGTGCCGAAGTTGGCACATCAACAGCAACAGCAACAAGAACAAAACAGTTGACCGAAGAAGAAAGGCAAGAACAAGACGGTAATGGAAAAAGTCCGCCATCTGCACCACCCACTGCTGCATCTGCACCAAGTCCAAAATTGACCATACGCAAAGGATTGATGGAAGCATTGAATCAGTATCAAAAAGATTTAGTTGATCAAAAAATTTACACTGTAGCCGACCAGTACAGCATAGAATTTACCGACTCTGTTCTTGAACAAGCAAAGATTACTGTGCCCGGAACTGATTTTAAAAATACAAGTCCACAAATAGCAAAAACTGCCGGGGATCAAATCCTTAAAGAAAAACAAGCAGTAGATCCTAACAGTAGAATTCTTACAATAACAGCAGGCCAACAAATTGTTCAAGTCATTGACCAGGCCATGCGTAACAGCAGTTATATACGATCCCAACAAACAGCAGAAGTGATAGAAAATACACAAAAACAAAAAATCAATGGGAGCCCTGGAAAAAATGTAGCTTGGTTTAAAATTAATTTAGAGTGTGTGCCTATTAAATGGGACCCAAAACGCAATGACTATGCCTATAAAGTAAAATATATTATAAGTCCTTATCGAATCTTTACGACCAACAGCAACTACTTTACAACTCCAATCTACAGAGGAGCACAAAAACAATATAACTACTGGTTTACAGGACAAAATACCCAGGTACTCAGTTATGAACAAACTTATAACTCCTTGTATAACTATGTGCTGTCTGGCGGAAATACTGATGTAGCAAAGACTACAACCGCCAAGCTCACCCATCAACCACGCAGTGGTCAGTCCAGTCAGGGTGCTGATCTTAGAACCAACGAACCTGCGGCAAACTTAGCTGATTCATTGTATAATCCAGCAGACTTAGGCACAGCCAATTTGACCATTGTAGGCGACCCTGCATGGCTACAACAAGGTGAAGCATCGTTTTCTGCACCTGGTAAAGATAGTTTTATTGCTGGCGCATTTTTACCAGATGGCACAATTAATTTTGATAGCCAACAAATACTGTTTGAAATTGTAATCAACACTCCTACTGACTATGATTTACGCACAGGACTTATGGATGTTAATAACAGAAGTGTTGGTCAAAATAATATTCAGGCAAAACCACTTAACGAAAGTTATGTATACATTGCCAATACATGTACAAGTGAATTTAACAAAGGCAAATTTACACAGAATCTTAAAGGTACGTTGTTACAACGTACAACACCAAAATCAGCTGCTAGTGATGGTCGCTCGTCTGCTAATACAAATAGAAATATTGCAGGAACTCTGCCTAGTCGTACCACAAATGCACCAGGTACTGGGTTTGGTGACGAAGAAGAAACGTACACTGCTGATAGTAAAGGTAATACATTTAAAGATGGAACCTTATACCGTGCAGCCGAAGTTGAGGAGTTCCCAGAAAATCAACCGCCGGCATCTCCACAACCAGCACCACCGCCGGGAGACCCAACCTCTAGTGGAGATATTGACTTCAATGCTGGACTTGCAGGCAGTGGCGAATCAGTAGCAGCGCCGCCTAATGCCAGTGACGCACCTGCCAATAATAATAATATTGACGACCAAGCGTCCAAAGCTATTAAAAATCAGGCCGCAGCAGATGCTGCAACTGCGTCTGGAGATTTATATGCAGCTGCCTACTATAATAACATAGCAAAAAACAACAGAGAAAATGCAGCCGCAAATGCTCGCAGTGCTGCCAAATATGGAGTAGTAACTACTCCACCACAACAAATAGCAAGGGATGATGCATAATGGCAGAAAACGTACAACGCAGTAAAGGCCGGCCCGAGGGATATAAATTTGACCGTGGCGGGCAACCAGCGGAAATGGGTCCATATATCGGCATTGTCGTCAACAATGTTGATAACACCCGTAGCGGCCGATTACAAGTTTACATTGAAGAATTTGGAGCAATTACAAAAACTGGCTCACCTAACCTCGCTGATAAAAGTTTATGGAGAACCGTAAGTTATTGTCCTCCATACTATGGAGCAACCCCACAGTCTGGTACCAGTGCCGGTTCAGGAAAATATCCAGGAAACACCAATAGTTATGGTATGTGGTTCACACCACCAGACTTGGGTGTTAGTGTATTGTGTTTCTTTGTAGGCGGCGATCCTAAACAAGGTTATTATGTTGGTTGTGTGCCAAATCAAGGTGCCAATCAAATGATTCCAGCTATTGGTGCTGTTAAGAATTTTCAAACGAATAATGCTAGTCAAAAAAAATATTTTGCCGATGCAACACAATTGCCTGTTACGGAGATCAATACTAAAAATGCAGCAATTGAAAGTAATCCTAAATTTTTTGATCAGCCTAAACCTGTACAAAGTTACGTAGCAGGTATAATGTTTCAACAAGGATTAATAACTGACAATGTACGAGGGCCAATTGCAAGTTCAAGTCAACGTGAAAGTCCTAGTAATTGTTACGGTATTAGTACTCCGGGCCGCGCCATTTATCAAGGCGGTTTAAGTGACAAAACGATCCAACAACAGGTTCAGTCGGGCGGAGTTAAACTAGAAGAGATTAACATCATTGGACGTCGTGGGGGTCATACTCTGGTCATGGACGACGGAGACTTATCGGGCAAAGACAACCTAGTTAGAATACGTACAGCTAAAGGTCATCAGATTACTATGAGTGACGATGGTGATTGTTTTTATATCTGCCACGCCAATGGACAAGCCTGGATTGAAATGGGGCAAGAAGGCACGTTGGATGTGTACACATCCAACAGTGTAAATTTACGCACACAAGGCACTATAAATTTACATGCCGACGAGGACATTAATATGTTTGCAGGCGGTAAGATCAACATGAAAAGCAACAAAGGTACTACCATGCAAAGTAATACCGATATGAGTATATCAAACAAGGGCCAATTGACCTTGTTTAGTCAGGGCTCTGTTGGTATTAAAAGTGCCGGAACAGTGGCTATAAGCAGTCAGCTGGGCAGCTGGGCCGCAAGTTCTGAACTGAGTCTTAACGGCAGTAAAATACAACTCAACGGTGGGCCAAAGGCCGAAGTTGAGACTCCTGCCGGGCTAACCACATACCTACATCCAAAGGTTGAATTTGATGCTAGTGTTGGCTGGTTAGCCATTCCGTCTGCTGAGGAAAGTATAGTAAGTCGTGCTCCTACACATGAACCATATCCTTATCATAATAAAGGTGTAAGTGTGTCAGTTAAATTTAGTGGATCCCCAAGTCCTCCGCCCGATGCTCCAGATGTTCCAGCAGACAACACAATTACAGCAGAATGAGCCAATTTAAATATACACTTCCGTCTGGCGCAACATTTACCTTGGAGGCCCCAGCTGGCACTACCCAGGATCAGGCTGACTATACATTTTATAGTCAAGTGGCTGCAGGCGCACTAGTAGGATTCCTTCCAGGGCAAAGCATTAGCGGAACTACCTCGTCTTTGGCCAAGTTTGAACTCAGTCGCTTAGATCGTGGCACCGCTGGTGTAGACGACACAGTAATCCTTGCTATTATCAATGGATTGCCTACAATTAATACCACAACAGGTGCAATTCCATCGTTAGTTAACACGCCATTAACTAATCCTGTGACGCAGGCCAATATAGCGGCAATTGCAGGCACTGGATTTACTGCACCAGCAATAGGGTCGTTGACCTCTACACAAATTCAAACACTCATGGCTCAAGTGGTTAACACAGTAGATCAACCAGCTACAACAATAACTAACACTAGAGGAGCTGGCAAATACGGACTTAGTTGTCAACAGTTAGAAAACGCTGGGTATGTGAAACCAGGAACATGGCAACAGTTTATACAAAACGGTCCTAGTACAGAAGTTGAGGTGCTTAATGCTCCGGCTATCTGGACAGGATTAAACGGGATTTATTCACTTGACGAGTTTCTTAATAGTCCTGCAACTCAAAATAACGCTCAAGCAAGATTAATGCAAAACGGGTATGAAAGTTTACAAGCCACTGGCGTGATAACAACCCCGGCGGCCCAATCTGTTTCAGCTGTGGTAGGCACGGTCTATACTGGAAGCAATGTGGCCTTGACAACAGCAACAACAACAATCACCAACGATGTAAACGGTCAAGTAGCAGCATTAATTACAAATTCTAGCCAATATGGAACTGCGCTCACAGCACAATGGGCCAGCGACTTGCCTCCTGTGACTAATCTTACTTCTAATCTGGTTGGCATACAGGGACTGTTGCCAACTGTGGACGGGCTACCCGGATTAGGATCACTTACTTCTGGAATAACTCCCAATTTAATGTCAGTAAAAACAGCCATGGATACTTTAGGCAAAGCTTCACAATTTGCTGCTACAGCTTCTAGTACGCTAACCAGTGGACTAACATCTTTATCCAATCTTAGCGTTGGCGGATTGAGTGACAAATTATCTAATCTTAGCGTCAGTGGGTTAGCAGACAAATTAGGAGGATCAGCTACAGCATTAGCAGGGCAGATACAAGGTCAGATAGTAGGACAGGCCAACGCCTTGGTTGGTCAAGTACAAGGACAGGCTAATGCGTTAATAGGACAGGCACAGGCACAGGCTAATGCGTTGATTGCACAAGCACAAAGTCAGGTTAACTCGTTGATTGCACAAGGACAAGGTCTCGTTGCAGGTGTAGAAAAAGCTGCAGGATTTGCTAATACTGTAAATCGTGCTACAGTTGACACAGCATTTACAAAAATACTTGGCAGTTCTAAAATATCTGTTCCTAGTTTTGGAGCGGACTTGCCTAGCTCAGCTAGCATTGGAGCTGCCCTTGACATCAGTAAAGCTCAAGCTGTATTAACAAATTTGCAAGGACAAGGAACGGCCCTACTTAATCAAGCACAAGGCCTGGCTAGCCAAGCTCAGAGACTGGCTAGCCAAGCTCAGGGACTGGCTAACCAAGCCCGAGGACAGGCCAATAACTTGCTAGCCAGCGCCAGAACCAGTGTAAATCAGATAGTTTAATAGAGTAAATACAACATGCCCACATTTATTGGATTCAACACTATAGGTCAAAACAAAAAGTTCACAGCCGTGGATTTTGATCTAATCAAAATTGACCTGCTTAATGCCTTTAACATACGCCAAGGCGAGTTAGTGGGACGTCCTGGCTACGGCACTGTAATCTGGAATTACCTGTTTGAAAATCAAACTCCAGAAACACAGTCAGCAATCTACACAGAAATCCAGCGGGTATGTGCCGGAGATCCTAGAGTGTTTATCAGTGGCATACAAGTATTTCCTCAACAAAACGGCATCTTAATACAACTAGGCCTAGCTGTAGTACCTAGTACTACAGCACAGCAAGTAAGTCTGTTTTTTGATCAACAACAACGCACGGCCACCTACGTTTAACTACCCAGATTATTAGTTCCATAAATACTTTAACATTGGAATAACTATGGCCACAACCTCAAGACAAACTGTGATATTTGGCGTTGAAGATTGGAAACGAATCTTTCAAACCTACCGCGAAGCTGATTTTCAAAGCTATGATTTTGAAACCCTACGCAAGAGTTTTGTAGATTATTTGCGCCTTTACTATCCAGAAACATTTAACGATTACATTGAGTCAAGTGAGTTTATTGCCCTGCTTGATGTCATGGCTTTCATGGGTCAAAGTCTGGCATTTCGCACAGATTTAAACACTAGAGAAAACTATCTAGACACAGCAGAACGTAGAGACAGTGTTGTTAAACTTGCAAATTTAGTCAGCTATACACCCAAACGTAACACCGAAGCAAGCGGATACCTCAAAGTATTTTCTATCTCAACCACAGAAAATCTCACCGACTACAACGGCATTAATCTAGCCAACCTTACAGTCAACTGGGCTGACCCAACCAACCTTGATTGGCAAGAACAGTTTATTACAATTATCAACGCCAGCCTGACCAATGCACAAAAATTTGGAAATCCTGGCAATCGTCAAACACTTTTAGGCGTAGACACACAAGAATATACCATTAACTTAGTGCCTGGGTTCTTGCCAGTGATTCCATACACTGCTACAGTAGACACAGTAAATATGCCATTCGAAGTGGTTAATGCTACATCTATTGGTGCAGATTTTGTGTATGAACCTCCTCCGTTGCCCAATGGACAATTCAATGTATTGTTTCGCAACGATCAACAAGGATTCCTTAGCAACAACACAGGATTTTTCTTCTTATTCAAGCAAGGCGTACTACAGAATCAAGATTTTAATTTGCCCGAGCGAATTGACAATCGTGCAGTGGCTATCAATATTGAAGGCATCAACAACACCGACATTTGGTTGTATCAATTAGACAACTTGGGTAATGTTGCAGGTTTTTGGGAACGAGTGCAAAGTGTGTATGCGGCTGCAGTAGAACAACTGGCACCCGGCACAAGAGATATCTATAGCGTGAGCAGTAGAACCAATGACCAGATCACTTTAAACTTTGGTGATGGTATATTTGCTACTATACCAGTTGGCACTTTCCGTACCTATGTTCGCGCCAGCAACGGTCTGACTTACATTATTAACCCTGTGGAAATGCAAAGCGTTAGTGTGCCTATCAGCTACGTAAGCCGTACAGGACAAATTGAAACACTGACATTTACCTGTGGTATTACCGAGCCGGTGACAAATGCTCAAGCACGTGAAACTATTCAAGAGATCAAGCAACGTGCCCCGGCTCAGTACTACACACAAAACCGTATGGTCAACGGCGAAGACTATACAAACTTTCCGTTTACCCAATACAACAGCATTCTCAAAAGTTCAGCTATTAATCGCGCCAGCATTGGCACCAGCCGCTATCTTGACCTAGTAGACGGCACAGGAAAATATTCCAGCACCAACATATTTGCCAGTGATGGTGCCTTGTATGAATCTAATAATTTATACGCTTTTCAGTTCAGTTGGTTGACTAGCAATGACATTAGTGATGCTGTAGTTAATCAGATTAATCCCTTGGCACTAAGAGCAGGCCTACAACAATTTTACTACGCTAATTTTCCACGCCCTAATCTAGCTGTGTTGAATTACACTTGGCATCAAAGTACTTCAATTACCAACGAAACCACAGGCTATTTTGAAAATGCACTAGGCAATCCAGTATCTATTGGGGTCTTTGCTAGCAACAGTGGCAAGTACATTACTGAAGGCAGTTTAGTTGAATTTGCAGCACCCACAGGATATTATTTTAATGCTAGCAATCAATTAGTAGTTGGAGCCCCTACACAGCCAGACGAAAAACTCACAATCTGGGCTAGCCCTACCGCAGTATATCTAGCAGGAACAGCACAAGGCCTGGGTAATTTACCATCAGGTGTTGGTCCAGTGGTGTTGAATAATTTTGTACCCACAGGAGCAATTCCTGTGCAAGTGATTCCAGTATTCACCACAGATATTCCTACTAGTGTGCAACAGACCGTGGTTGCACAAATTGCATTAAATCAGAATTTTGGTTTAGGATATAATAATCTCACTAACACTTGGTATGTGATCACTTCCAGCAATCTTGACGTAGATGCAAACTGGAGCCAATCCAATGCACAAAGCACCGCAGGTACCAATAGTGATGCCAGTTGGTTAATACAGGCCACCTACAGTGGGGCAACCTACACTGTGGGTTCAAGAAGCTTGGAATATTATTTTGGCAGCGTGTTGCAAACTAGATTTTTCTTTTACACCAGCGATCCTATTTACGACAGCAGAACTGGCACAGTAATACGCGATTATATCAATGTACTTAAGGTTAATAGCCAACCAGATAGTTCGGCTCCAATGGGCGCAGATAATGTGTTGACCATTATTGATCAACCTGTGCTTAGTGATGGACTAGTTGACGACTTCCAAGTTGTAGTTAGTTTTGATAGATCTGGCGGAGACCTAGCACCGGTCAATCCAGATTTCTTTGACGAAATTGTAGCACCCACAATAGATCCTACCCAGAAATTAGTGTTCTTCCAAGCCACTGTGGACTTTGATAATTTACAACGCTACTTGTTAATTGAAGCAGGCATAGTCAACAGTGAATATGCAACTCTAGCAGACATTCAAGTAGTTCAAACACAGTATGTGACCGGCCAGGTATTTTATGCTTATAATCCCACTAGCGCTGCCACAGTTAATTATAATGCTGGAACATTTTACATCTTAGGAGTAGACAGTTTAGGTAATCCTACACTAACTGTAACCTATAATTACATTGCTCGTGTAGGCCGTCAAGACTTGTACTTTCAGTATCGTCACAACAGCCCGTTGACCAGCAGAATTGATCCTGGCTCCACCAACATCATTGATGTATACGTGGTCACTAATGCTTATTACACTGCCTATATCAATTGGTTGCAAGATACTACTGGCACTGTTACAGAGCCACAAGCTCCAACTATAGATGAGTTAAATACTGCTTACCAGGGCCTACAAAATTACAAAATGATATCTGACAACATGATTCTCAACACCGTAGACTTTCAACCGTTGTTCGGTCAAAAGGCAGAGCCAGCGTTAAGAGCCACAATTAAAGTCATCCGAGCATACGGTAGCACTGCTAGTGTTAGTACTATTAAAAATTTAGTAGTGTCTAACATGAATGCGTATTTTAATCTTGACACTTGGAACTTTGGTGATACTTTCTATTTTAGTGAACTTGCAGCCTATATTCATCAAAACATTGCTGACGTTGTTAGTAGTGTAGTTTTAGTTCCGCTAGACACACAAAAAAGCTTTGGTGACCTATATGAGATTAGGTCAGCACCTAACCAAATTTTTGTTAACGGAGCCACAGTGAACGACGTGGAAGTTATCACTGCCTTGACCAGTACTAATCTACAGACTGCTCCAGGCAGTGGAGTAATTTGATGAAACAAGTTCGCAGTGTAGATTTCCTACCAGAAATATTTCAAACACCGGTTAACAAACAATTTTTGTCTGCTACTCTGGATCAGTTGATTCAGAATCCAGAGTATACCCAGACACAAGGATTTATTGGCCGTAGAGTTGGTCCTGGAGTTAATGCCAATGACCGGTATGTAGTTGAGCCCACCAAGACTCGCACAGACTATCAACTAGAGCCAGGAGTAGTACAGGTTAATCCTGAAGATACTCGCAAAGTTGTGGATGCTATAACTTACCCTGGTATCACGAATGCACTTCAATTACAAGGGGCATTTACCAACAACGGTGATAGACTTTATACCAGTGACTATTATACCTGGGATCCATTTGTTGACTTTGATAAATTTATAAACTATGCCCAATACTATTGGGTTCCAGAGGGACCACTAGCAGTAGATGTGTCATCTACAGATATTCCGCTCACCGATAACTTCACAGTCACTAGAGCCAATGGAGTATATACGTTTTCGGGGATTGCTGGAGATAATCCAGCAATTACTTTGGTACGTGGTGGTAATTATACTTTTAATGTAGCCCAGAATCAAACAGAAACTGTAAACTTTCGTGTGACTAACAACAATGCCAGTAGTTGGAACATAGATTTTTTACCAAACCCTACACTGACATTGACTCGTGGCAACACTTATGTGTTTAATCTATCACAATCGTTTCCTTGGGCATTTTATTTCAAAACAGAACTTAGCTTAGGCACAACCAATGTGTACTCAGATGGAGTATTCAACAACGGTGCCGCTAATGGTCTAATTACATTTACAGTGCCTCAAGATGCTCCGGATGTGTTGTTCTATTGCAATGATGTAGAAATAAACCTGCGTGGTCAACTTAATATTGTAGACGGTACACCCGGTACTGGTCCTGGATTTTGGATACAAAGCGATCCTGGCGTTAATGGACGTGTGATTGCAACTCCTAACATTAGCAGTAGAGATGTGCTAGGTGTGAGCAACAACGGCGAAGACCTTGGCACCGTTACTTTTGACGTGCCGCTAGCCACAGCTCAGAATTTTTATTACAACATGCCTAGCATTGGCACCGTGGATTTGGTTACTAACTTACAATTTGATCAGATTAACAATCAATTCTTAGAACCATTTTTTGCGGCCAATCGCAATGGTATTGATGGCATTACAAATTTAGAAAATCGTACCATAGCTTTTATTACACAGGATTCAAACCCCGATACCGGAGGATGGCAACAGACTACATTTTTTGATCCTTTGCTCAATGCAGGTAATGTACAAAGTGGAATTGGATCGTTTGACTCTACTACTTTTTCTCAAACTACTGTTATTGCAGATCAGGCCACGCAATATAGCGTATGGCGCATACAGTATCTAACTGCTGAAGGCGGCGGTGGCATCTACATGTCATTGCAATTTGTAGAAAATGTAGATCTTAATAATAAATTTACAGTTGGGTTTGGTACCGAGTATTCCAGCACTGGTTGGTATAAAAATGCAGATGGTTTTTTTGAACAAATTCCGTTACTTACCGCTGACAAAAATGTTTTGTTTTATCAGGACGGCACTGATCCTGAAATAGTAGGACGAATTAATTTAATTGATCTTGATATGTCAACTACCATTGATGTTGATGCTATCATTGGATCGCCTACTTACACCAGCCCTAATGGAGTAACTTTTACTAATGGCATGAAGGTAGTGTTTCGTGGCAATGTTTACCCTACCGGTTATCGAAACAATGAATACTATGTAGAAGGAGTAGGCACAGCAATACAGTTATTATCTGTACTTGATTATGTTACTCCAGAGACTTATACCAACAGTCAAACAATACCATACGATTCAACACCATACGATTCTAACAATTTTGATGGAAATTTAAATCAGCCCACAGTGCCAGATTACTTGACCATCAACCGTGCTAGCCTAGATCTCAATGCTTGGACTCGAAGCAATCGTTGGTTCCATATTGACGTGATTACTGCCAGTGCTGAATATAATAACACAACGCCCGTAGTAAACAATTTATTCCGTGCTCGTAGACCTATCCTAGAATTCCGAGCCGGTACACGGTTGTTTGATTTTGGTACCGATGGCCTAGCACCAGTAGACATTATTGATACTGTACAAACCGA